TTCTTCTTTCACTGTTCGTAAAAATCAGGTCAAGTTAACAACCTTCATCTTGCGATAGTATACGTTCGCATTTGCCGTAATTCCGTCATCTGCGACACGAACTGGATATCCATTGGCATCAACTTGAGAGAATGGATTGGCTACCATCGCATCTCGGCTCATGAATCCAATGATTGGAGTGAAGGTTCGTGGATCTTGTGCCTTCAGCATTTGTAGTGGCTGATATGGGCAGTAGAATACACCGGCATCATATGGTGATGTTCCTTTGTATCCAACACATACCATCGCTTTCTTAGCATTGACAGGCAAGTAAGGATCAATGTATACTTTGAATTGACCATTTAGAACACCGGCAAACAGATTGTCAGTTTCGTCATGCTTCAAAGATACTTTCATGTTTGAAGAGTAATCAAGCATTCCAGCCATTTGAAGTGCGGAACAAACATCAGCGGAACAAAGAATTACATTACCTTTTCCACGTCGTGTTTGTCGAGCAATTTGGTTTGCTTCTACTTCCAATTGGAACATCAAGCCTTTGAACTTCTCAACTGACCATCTTCCGTTTGAATCAACCAATAGATCGAATTCATCTGGAGTAGTTGTGTTCTGGGCACCTTTTCGTGCTACAGTGTAAATGGTGCGAATTACTTGGCGGTTTACTTCAGCAAGAATCTCATTTGAGAGAATGTTTGCAAGCTCACTCTCAGCATTCAATCCGTGAGTTGCTTTCAAGTCTTGAGCCATCTCAAGAGTGTATTGCCCACGCAATTTACGTGTTACGGCTGATACAGACATTTTCTCAATACTGAATGACATTTCTGGGAATTCCGGTCCGTTAGGTCGTCCCATGTTCTCACCCCAGCTGGTTGGCATTCCTTTTCCGTAACTGGTTGTACCATTAAAGAAATCATCAACTGGATCGTCAGCATCAGTTGGTGCTCGAAGAACATCAACATGAGTTCCTGTTCCCGTATAAGCTGTGTTTGCTTCACCAAAGAAAGCTTCGTTTGTCACATTTCCTCCCGGTGTCGGAACTTGTCCAGGTGAACCGTATTGTGAACGCATTGCAAAGATCAAACCAACAGGAGATGTCATTGGCTGAACACCACAAACATCATAGGCCAACAATTTTGGCATGGTTCGTCTTACAAGTGAAATCAATACAGGGTCTACCCACTGAGCAGAACCGGAAGCATCAGGTGCTCCGTTAAAGGTGTGTCCATTATAAGGCACTGTTGCTTGTAAACCATCTCCAACTCCTGAAGCAAAATTGGATGTATCCATACCAGAACCCATAGGTCCACCATTTGGATTCTCCATCAAGAACAATCCAGAACCTTGTTGCTGAATTGCTTGCTCACGCATCATTTTTTCTTGGTTCTCCAAGAGAATAGCGGTTACGCTTTTCTTATAGTTGTCTTCGATTTGAGGTAATTCTTCGTGTTCAAGGATCGGTTTCCACTTACTTTGAACTTGCTCGTTAAGAATCATATCTTCTCCTTTGTTAAAAAATTGAAATACTTTCGTTTTTTCTTATTTATATATTTACACTTTTTCAAAATTAGCGAACAAATTTTGAAATTGCGTTCTTATATACGTCAATCGCCGTCATCGAGGCAGGTTCAGCATGATAATCCTCAAGCAATGTTTGAGAACCAAACTGTTCTTCCTCAGTCATATCTTTTTTACTTGATACGGTTGTTTCAGAGTCATTTGAAAAATAATGTTCTTTAATGATCTGAATCTTCTTCTCAAACTCTTCTTCACTTTCAAAGTCAACAGATTCGGTCAACTGCTCGAGTTGATCTCTTTCTGCCATTGTTAGGTCAGAGGAATTTTCAAACAAGATGTTCTTCCTTCGCTCATTCTGCAGTTGTTTCTTCAACCTCATGTTACGCTTGAGGTGAGAATTCACTTGTTCTTGAAGTTCTTCAGTCTGCTCTTCAAGAGATTCTACAAGGTTTTCCTTGCCTTCTGGAACGTCAATGTAGTTTTCAGCAAAGAGATTTCTCAGTCCATAAATGAAGTTTTCAGTGATTTCTGCACGAACACCTTTTTCAACTGCCAATTCGTTCTCTTTCATCCACTCTTCGGCTACATAAGTCAAGTATTCATCAATCTTAGTGGTCAAGTTATCCAATTCTTCATGGAGTTGTTCAGCATGAGCCTCTACCGCTTCCTTGAGATTTTCATTGTATTGTTCTTCGAGAGATTCTCGAATCTCGTCCACTTCTTCGTCAATTCTGTTATTCAAGACGGTTTCGAATAGAATTGCTGCCTTTTCTTTGAAAGCCTCTGTAAGAGTTTCGTCTTGTGCGAACAAAGCTTCGATCTGTTCCTTAACGTCCTTCTTTTTATCAGCTTTCTTCTTGGCTTCTTTCTTGTCGTCATCGTCATCTTCTTTATCGTCATCGTCACTATCCTTATCTTCAATGTCTTCAAAGTCCATTTCTTCATTATCATCTTTAGCATCATCGTCATCATCATCTTTTTTCTTTGAAGCTTCGTCAAGTTTCTTTTTCAGATCCTCATCTTCTTCTTTTTTCTTCTTTCGACGTGCTTCCTCAAGTTCTTCTTCTTTTTTCTTCATTCTCCGTCGACGTGCTTCCGTTACAGTATCATCATCACTATCATCATCCTTGTCTTGCTCATCAGCAAGTTGAGTAGCAAGAGTGCTGATTGTGGTTCCTTTTTTGATTGTAACTTCGGTCGCAGAAGGAGTAATCTTTAGTTTTTTCATCAAAGCACTGACTGTTGAATCGACTTTATCTTCATCAACAACAGTACTTAAGTCAGTCGAGTCTTTGATTTCATCTCCGAATTTATCTTTCATGAAATCGGAAATCTGACTCTTAAGTTCTGTGTTAGAGGCCATAAGAATTCCTTTGCTTAATAGTTAACAGTTAAAGTCCGTTTATAGATTATTTATAAAAATTTATTTTTTTGACATTTCTTTCAAAAAATTGTCAAAGATTTTAAGAGTTTCGGCTTCACGCTTTTCTCTTAACTTTTCTTTAACACTCACTTCAATGGCATCTTTAGTATCTTCAATCAAACGGTCTAGTTCTTGTTCTTTCTTTTTCACACGCACAGAAGCTTGATTTTCAACAAGTTTGCGAATCTCACGATTCTCGTTCATCACCATCATCACCTTGTCTTGCATACCTTTGAGTTCACTTTTCAGTTCTACCAAAGTATCTAAGAAAGGCATTGGATTGTTTGTGAAGGACTTTTCTTCTTGAATTGCAGCTTGCTGCTTTACATAAGATTTTGTTTCATCGTTCCATAACCAATCAACAGATTCCATTACCATTTCAACAAAAGCTTTTGGTGCTGAAGGATCATAGACAACATCAATTGCTGACAATTGAAAGTCTTCCCCGACCATTGAAACACCATCTCTTTGATGGAGCGAACCAACACCTCTTGAAGATACTCCAAGCTTAACGCCACCGTCTACAAGACCACGGACTATATTCCCACATGGAGTGTTAAGCACTTTTGCTTTTCCCATAATATTATTTCCATCCACTGCAAGTTCCGTCACCATGTGTGAAACTCGCTCAAGATTTACAGTAGGATCTGCAGGGTGATTCAACTCACCCAATGCTCGTTGCGTTTTGACTTTTTCATCAATGTAACGTTGCGTTTCTTTTTCAAGAATCGGTAGAGTATAGATTCTACCATTCTTGTTGGTTTGTTCTGCTTGCATGAAGATACCGGAAAGAAAATGTGATTTTTCTCCTTCGGCATTTTCTTCAATCACACTCTGAATATCTTCCGAGCTTTCAACAAGTAATTTCATTTTCCCTCTACCTTAAAGTTTTTGAAAATTTCTTTGTAAACTTTCTCTTTAGATTTGAACGGCTCATTTTACCAGGATTCGATTTGATTTTTCGCCATCTTTTTACTGCCGATTTTCGATCCTTTGCCTTATCAA